TTCTAAAAAATTAAAAACTTTTTTATTTACAGGAACAGCTGATGACGAAACATATGATTATTATTCTGGCGATGTAATAGATCCAACTACGTCGACTATATGTTTTACAGGTACGTTAAAACGTATGAGAGGATTAGATACATACGAATTTTGGCAAGGAACGTTGAATAATTATAAATACTGGGAAGGTGCTTCTGGTAAAATACAAAATTTTGTTATATCCGGTAAAGTAGATAATGGAAATATTTCAAATGCAACAACAATATTATCTCCTTCTGGCGAAACTAGAACGTGGCAACAATATTTAGATTCTAAAAAATAAAAAAAATAACTAGTTATGGCAAAAAATCATTGGCACAGCGCCGGGAGTTCGAAACGAGCAGCTGCATATAAATACGGTTACAAATCAGGATTAGAACATGTTGTAGCTGAACAAATAAAATCAGCTGATTATCCTTTGAAATATGAAACTGAAACATTAAATTACATAGTACCGGAGCGTCAAGCAAAATATACTCCAGACTTTGTATTCGTTAAACGTAACGGCGAATTAATGTTTATTGAAACTAAAGGACGATGGACTAGTGCTGATCGTTTAAAAATGAAACATGTATTAACATCAAATCCAAACATCGATATTCGCATGGTTTTTCAAACTCCTACACAAAAAATATCAAAAAGTAGCAAAACTACATATGAAGCGTATGCTGCAAAATTAGGTATAAAACATGTAGCAAAAAAAGAAATTCCTGCAGACTGGATGGCAGAATGTTTGAAAAATGGCGAAGAAGTTATAAATGTTAAGAAATTTTTTACGTAAAGATTTGAAATGTGAAATATTTTTAATACATTCATGTAAATTAATGATACATTAATTATAATGATTGATTCAGACTTGAATCGATCGTTAGACCAGAAATGTAATGTATGTGTCTAACCAATATTATTAATTATATTATATTAATATATAAATTGGAATAATACTATAATATTCTTATATTATAAGTAATGAAAAACATTAAATTATTACAATTATTAGAATCAGTATTAGGTAAAGGTAAATCTACATCTGGTGATAATATCGCATTCTTTTCTCCGTTTGTTTCTCATTATAAACCTAAATTAGAAATCAATATTAATACAACTTCGCAAGGCGAAAATGCTTGGCACTGTTGGATATCTGATAAAAAAGGACGGAGCATTGCTTCGTTATTCAAACAATTAAATTTACCAAAAGAAAAATTTGAACAATTATCACGCGTAATTGAATCCGTAAAATATAGAAATGTCACTTCTACAGAAACAAAAACAGAATCAATTCAATTACCTGCAGAATATAAACCATTATGGATTCCGAAAAATACTCCGGATTATAGAAATGCAATGCATTATTTAAAAAATAGAAACGTTACTATATTTGATATTTTAAAATACAGAATTGGATATTGCGATGCCGGAGAATATTCCGGAAAAATAATTATTCCAAGTTATGATTGTAACGGACAATTGAATTATTTTGTAAGTAGAGCTTTTTATAAAGCAGATCAGCAAAAACATAAGAATCCTAAAATATCCAAAGACATTATCGGATTTGATTTAACTATAAATTGGTCTCAACCGATAATATTGTGTGAAGGTTCATTTGATGCAATTGCAATTAAACGCAATGCAATTCCATTGTTTGGAAAAATTATTCAAATGAACCTTCAAAAGAAAATCATACAAGAACGAGTACGAGACATTTATATTTGTTTAGATGCCGATGCATTGAAGAACGCAATTAGTATTGCAGAAAAATTCATGGCAGAAGGATTAAATGTATATTTCGTTGAATTACAAAATGCAGATGCTTCGGAATTAGGGTTTAATAAAATCAATGAAATTATTGAAAATACCGATGTTTTAACTTTTGAACGGTTAATGCAATTGAAAATGGGAATACTATGGACATAAAACATATCGATACAGGTTTACAATGGATTGACAGAATATATCACGTTTCGGACGTGCATATTCGTACATTGAAACGACACAAAGAATATCGAGAAGTATTTGCAAATCTATTTGACTATATTGCGTGTAATTGCACCAACAATAGTATTGCTGTAGTTACTGGAGATATTGTGCATAGCAAATTAGATATGTCTCCGGAATTGATTGATATGCTTGTTGAATTTTTTGACGGATTCATGATTCCTACCGTAGTGATTCTGGGCAATCATGATATGAATCTAAACAACATGCACCGTACCGATGCAATTAGTCCTATCATCAACGTAGTTAAAAATCCTAACATTATTTTTGTACGTGAAAATGGATTGTTTGAAATAGGCAACGTTGTTTTTAATCATATGGCAGTTGACATTCCACCGAGTGAGTATATCCGTGCCAATCAATTTACGGCTGCATACAAAGTAGCATTACATCATGGTGCAGTTAATACTGCAAAAACGGATATTGGTTATCAAATATCCAACGAACATGTAGGTGTTGATTTATTTGATGGTCATGATATTACTTTGTTAGGAGATATTCATAAACCAGCACAATTTTTAAATGAAGCTAAAACTGTAGCATATCCAGGCTCATTGATTCAACAAAATCATGGAGAAGCGTTAGACCACGGAATATTAGTGTGGGACTTGCCAGACCGAGAAGCTAAGTTTGTGGAAATACAAAATGATTACGGGTACGTAACACTTGAAGTAGAAGGAACTACGATTGTTAAGTCTCCGCACCGAATGCCATTAAAGCCACGCGTTAGAATTAAATTCAACGAAACGTCGGCAGCTGACATGAAAAAATTAATTGCAACTATTCGTAAAAAATACGATGTGCAAGACATAACCATTCAAAGAACGTCGACGTCTACAAATACTAATGCAACATCATCATTTACTATTGGCAATGTACGAGATGTAGAATATCAAAATACTTTGATTACTGATTACATTGCTTTGAACTTTCCACAAGCAACTGCAGAAGAAACTGATGCAATTCGTCACGTTAACCGCATGATAAATTCAAAACTACCAGCAGTTGAATCCGTACGGCACATGACATGGCATCCTATTCAGTTTGAATTTGATAATATGTTTTCATACGGAGAAGGCAACACGGTAAATTTTGAAAACATGAAAGATGTGTGTGGTTTATTTGCTGCAAATACATCCGGTAAGTCTTCGTTGTTAGATGCAATAACTTATACTATATTTGATAAATGTAGCAAAACGGGTAAAGCACATGAAGTTTTAAACAACAAAAAATCTTCATTCCGAGGCAAGTTTACGTTTGAAATGAATGGTGTAATTTATACTATTGAAAGAACCGGAATACGTCAGAAAAATGGACACGTTAAAGTATTAGTAGATTTTTATACCGATACTGAAAATTTAAATGGGGAAGAACGAAGCGATACAAACAAATCAATTCGTCGCTATTTAGGCACATATGATGATTTTATTTTAACGGCATTTTCACTTCAAGCAGACAACAATAATTTCATAGAAAAGTCGCAACGCGAACGAAAAGATTTGTTATCGCAGTTTTTAGATATTACGGTGTTTGAACAATTGTATCAATTGGCCTCTGATGAAATTAAAGAAACGGCAGGTAAATTAAAAACATTTAAAAAGACGGAATTTGATGTTATTATTACAGATGCAGATAACATCATAACGAAAAATCAAAATACAATTCTAGATTTAGAAAACAAAGAAGATGAGTATCAAGATGCTAGAAATGCATCGCAAACTAAAATTCTACAATTAATTGAAACCAAACTACCAACTACATATACAGGACCTGACGTCAATATTCTAGAACAACAAGAAACGGAATTAACCGAAGCAATTGAAACATTGCAACAAGATATCGAAACGTCTGAACAAGAAATTTTTAATTTCAAAGAAACTATTAACGCAAATAAAAATCAGATTCGTTCTCAATACAATTTATCGGAATTACAAGAAAACATACAAACGCTAAATGTTTTACGGAATCAATTTGATGATATCCGAGACAGAATCAAAGAACAACAAGGAGTAATCGATGCAAAAGAAGAAAAAATTAAACATCTCGAATCTCATGAATATGATCCAAACTGCAAATACTGTACATCTAACGTTTTCGTACAAGACGCAATGCAAGCACAAGATACAATTGATACGGATCGTGCAATACTAAATGAATTATTAATTCGTTATGATGATACTATTAATGAAATTGAAGCATTGCGAATTTATGAAACTCAATTCAATGAATTAAATGCATTGAAACAACGCGTTGATGTTGCAAAAAATCGAATTGAACTTAAAGAATTGCAATTACAAATTTTAGAAAGTGATTTGCAAACCAGAGAGTCTGAACTAGAAACATGTTTAGAACGGCAAGAATCATTTCGTCAAAATGCAACTGCTATAATTCATAATCAGACTGTAGATGTACAAATTGCTGAATGTAAAACTGAAATAGAAACATGCACAGACAAAATTAAAGCTACGCAAGATACTATTAAATCTTTGTTTGGTGCAATTGAAGTTGCAAAGACTAACAAGAAAACGGCAATAGATCAGCTTGATGCATATAAAAAATTAGAAACGGAATACAAAGCATATGAATATTATTTAGAGTCAGTTAAACGAGACGGAGTACCGTATGAATTGATTTCTAAAGCTATGCCTAAAATTGAATCTGAAATAAACAATGTATTGAATCAAGTTGTAGATTTTAACATGGTGCTTCAAAGTGATGGTAAAAACATCAACGGATACATTATATATGATGAAGATAATTTTTGGCCATTAGAATTAACATCAGGCATGGAACGTTTTATTTCGTCATTAGCAATACGAATAGCACTTATCAATGTATCAGCATTACCACGTCCTAATTTCATTGCAATCGATGAAGGATGGGGGTCATTGGATTCGGAACACATTTCTGCTGTTGTAAATCTATTTGATTATTTTAGAAATAAATTTGATTTTTCTATTATCATATCACACGTCGATACTATGCGAGACATGGTAGATAATTTATTGGAAGTTAACAAGATAAACGGTTTTAGCGAGATTCGACACACTTGATATTTATATAAAAAGAATATCAGTGGATGAAACGTAAAGAAGCAGTTTATAAAGGTTTACAATTTGTTCCAGTTTGGTTTGAAGATGTATCAGCAACTTCTCCAGATTATTTTCAAATATCTGAATTTCCTACAAGGTTAACTGCAGGAAAAAATCTTTTCAAATTACGAGGCAATCCGACAGCATTGCGTCCCGGTAGTTTTTTAAACATAGAAGTTTTAGATTACAACGGCAATCCTATTTATTCTGAAGTTATCAATTACATAGATGAAGATAAATCTAGAGTAGTTGCAATTTATGTATACGAAGAAACATCCCCCGGTAATTGCACCATAACTTTGCTTGGAGACTCCGTAAATGCTCCTGCAGAATGGCAAGGTAAACCCAATGTTAAATGGAGTAGATCTGTACCAGTTAATCCTAATGTATCAAATATATCAGAAATAATTTTTGAAACTACCCCAACTTTAGTTGTACAAGAACAAGTAGGAGTTCAACTAGATAGAACATATGGAGCTGGCGGACAATTTCCTACATACAACACCGGCACGGTTAAGTATTTTACATACAATGGTCAACCAGCTGTTGAATTAGCAGGAGGATTGTTTACTAATGATATGTCTACTGGTACTTTAACTGTTCCTGCACCAGTAAATCCTGCTCCTACCCCTACATACACTCCATCTACAACTACGTATACTAGTACGATTAAAAAGATATTAAGTTCAACCGTAGCATTGTTAGATACAGAGTATACGGTTTATAGCAGCCAAAGCATATCAGGACATACATATTCTAGTTTCAATGCATCTGCATATAGTATTTCATACGAAGCTACTCCTACTTATGTTGCCACACAAAATTCCGAATCATTTGCTTTGATGCAAATAAAAGGATTAGAACCAGCAACTGGCGATGTTTCTCGAATAAAAGTTTTCATGAACAACAACGGTACCGTTGGTACATGGGAATTATTAAATGATGTTGAATTAGAAGAAACGGAAATATTTGTTTCCGACACTTCATCTTTGTTTCCGGATGTTAGCATTGGATCATTTACATCACAAAGTGTTATCAATACATATTGGGAAGGCGTTTCTTATGTTAATGGTATATCAGCAACGGCGCCAACATTAACTTGGTCAACTGCATCATTGAATAATGCAATGCAAATACAAAATAATGTAGACATATCTGCAAAAAATTCTGTAAGCATTGCAAAAATAAAATCTGCATACAATGGTATTTTTATTGCAAATTCTGAATACAAAGTTACTATCGATGCAATAGGTGCCATATCCGGTTCTGGCGTTGCAAAATTATCTTTGTACATGTCCGGCAGTGCATTTGATTATGATGCTACAGATTATTTCAATCAACAGTTTCCCGTACGTTTTGGTAAACGTCTTGGCGAATTAACCGTATCTCAAAATTCTCAACGATATGATGATGTTGTTTTTAATTTTGAAACTGACAGAGAAGGTGTTGGGACATTGTTACTAGTAGTAGAATCTGGAACATGGGAAGTAGCCGATGTTAGAACCACAACGGATAATGACTCCGGGTATTCTCCTAATTATACTAGATTAAGAACTTTAGTACCAACGGCACATAAATCTGACAATCAACTTACATTTAAAGCTGAATATTACAACGTTAATGGCGAAAAAAGCAAACAAATCAGTTATGTATACAATAAAACATGGGAAGGAGGTAATCGTTACATCGATGGCGATTATTCTATGCTTACTGGATCTTTGTATGTAGCAGATTCATTACAGTCAGGTGTAGCAATTTCTGGATACAAAAATACTGGATTTGTTAGATCCTTAGGATATGAAGGCTTTGCAGCCGGATATCCTGGATTTTTATTGTGGAGCGGATCTGCATTAGCAGGCTCAGCTGGAACTAAAGGAGGAGTGCCATACAGCGGAGTTGGATTAGAATTGTATGCAAATACCGAAAGTTATTTTAGATATAGCACAGCTGATAGCGAAATAGATGTACGTACTGATAAATTCTTTTTTGGAAACCCAACATCTCAATATATTTCTGGCAGTAACGGTAATTTAGAAATTTCTTCAAGTGGATTTTATTTAACTGCAAATGGCGATGTGACAGCATCTTCATTTTTAGCAGTAAACGGAAATAACGTATTATTTGATTCAAATTCAGAATATGCTGACGGATTGAACATTGGTCGCGTTGTATATTTTGACAGATCTGAATTTTCGTATACAGGTAATATTGGAAGTACCGGTACGCCTGTGACTTCATCGATATTTGAAACTTTTATATTGCCGGGAGAAACTCGTATGCAAGTTTCATTAACTACTCAATATAACAATCAAAATATTTCTAGCCGTACTATTCGAGCACAATGGTATATACAATCTGCTAGTAATATCGAACAAATTGCAGGCGCAAATGATTATGATACATGGAGTACACCTCAACCATTATCTGCTACGGGTTTAGGTATACTACTAGTTGCGCCAAGTACTACATATGGAAATTCTAGAACATTAGAAATTACAAATGGGGTAACAGGACAAAATAATTTTATAGATTGTCAAGGTAAGTACGTAAGAATTTACATGATATCAGATCATGGGCTTCCCGGTACCGGTTCTAGTGTATTAAAAATGAAACAATTTGTGTATCGTACTAGTAGGACCGTAGGGGGTGTAACTGGCAGTATAGGCTTTCCAGTTGCTTAATATTTATATATAAAGAAACGAAATGAACAACATAACAGTACTTTTTCCTGGTGGGTTCAAACCATTAACTGGTGCACATTTAGAATTAGCAAATCGTTATACGCAGCATACGGATGTAGATCGAGTAATACTTTTAATTGGTCCTAAAGAACGCGACGGAATTACCCGAGAAAAAACTATAGAATTGTTTAATATTTTAAATGATAATCCAAACATAGAAATACAACCAACAGAATTTAATTCTCCTATCATGGCAGCATATGAATATTTGTTTGCATTGCCAGAAGATGCTACGGGGCAATATGCAATGGCTGCATCTGCTAAAGGAGATGATTATGTACGTGCAAAAGATTTTATTCCAAATGTAGATAAATATGCTACTATTGGCGATAAAAAAGGACGTACGATACCACGTGGCATTGATGCGATAGAATTAAATATCAACGTTGATCCATTAATGGGAAGTAACGGAGAACCTATATCAGCTACCATGGTTCGAAATGCAATTGCTAACAACGATTACAATGCATTTCGTTCTGCATATCCACAATTCAATGATGCTAAAGTTAAAAATGCTTGGCAAATCGTAACGGGCTTGCAAGAAGCACTTTTTACTAAAGATTGGTGGGTAAAAGTTTTACAAGAAGACGTTGATGAAGTAATAGAATCAATGATGTTTCCGAAAGAAAAACAACGCCATTCACAAAAAATAAAAAAATTAAGATCGTTTCTAGAAAAACATCGCGGAAAATCTTTTGTTTATGATTTTGATGATTTTCAAAAAACGGTAGTTGGTGCTAAATTAATAGAAAATATTATCAAAGAAAATTACATTACGCGTCAAGAATTAAGTAGCATCGAAACTGCAGTTGACGGATTTTTTCAACGTTATGGAATTGATGTAGATTTTCAAGGCAAATTTACACATTTCATAGATAGATTAAACGATCCTCGAAATGAAGCTCCTATTTATACAGATGAATTGCGAGACTTTTTTGAAGACTTAGCAACAGAATATGGAGATAAAATTGCTAGACAATTAGATTTAGAACGACCTACCGGTGTTGGATCTGATTATCAATTTGATATTCCAATTCATATGCCGTTCATGTTGCAATGGAATCCTAGTAAAAAAATAATTGAATTGATTCCTAGAACAATTAAAAAACAACGTGATAGATGGAAATCAAACAATCCAGAAGATATTATATATAGAATAGAATCTGCAATGAGTACTGGAAACATGTTGACAGAAGGAGGCGCAGCGGGACACATGGCACACCCATGGGACGATCACGGATTAACTTTCAACGATGTTCGAGAAATTGTATCACGTGGATTAGAAGGTCGTTTAGATATTGAACAAGCAGTAACTGAAAAAACTGATGGACAAAACATATTTGTTACATGGAAAGAAGGACAACCTGGATTTGCTAGAAACAAAGGAACCATAATTAATCCAATGACTCCGGCACAATTAATTGCAGACTTTGAACGCAAATATCAAGAAACTATGCAAAAGAACGGAGCAGATGCGGCCGCTGGATATAAATTAGTAGTAGATGCATATCGTGCATGTGCTGAAGATTTAACAGAATCTTTAAACAAAGTTGATGCAAATACATTGACTCAGATATTTAAAAATGGACGTGTTTTTGCTAACATGGAAATCATTTATCCGGCAACTCGCAACGTTATTGCATATGATAAAGCACACTTACAGTTTCACAATTTGGTTGAATTCGATGAAAAAGGTAATCAAGTAGAAACTGATTTAACCGGAGGAGCAACGATGCAACGTGTTATTGAAGATGCAAATGCGCACATGCAAAAAACATTTTCATTTATTCCTCCACAACAAATCAAATTAGGACGGGTATATGATTTTGAAGATCAACAAGCAGCATTTTTCAATGAAATTGATCAATTACAAAAACGTTATAATTTAAAAGAAACGGATCTGTTAAGCGATTATCATAAAGCGTGGTGGCGTGATGTAATACAAAGCAAAGCACAACAGTTAAATTATGATATTCCAGATGACATTTTAACTAAATTAATATATCGTTGGTCATTTGATGATAAATCAACTAATATTGCAATGCTTAAAAAACAAATTGATAATGCAGAATTTGTAAATTGGGTAACTGAATTTGATAAGTCTGATTTTAAAAAATTCAAAAAACAAAATTTAGAACCATTCGAATCTATCTTTTTAAGATTAGGAGTATTGGTTTTGCAAAATGCATCTAATTTCTTAGCAGCAAATCCAAGTCAAACCGTACAAACAATCAAAGCAGAAATGAATCAATTGATTAGGGAACTACAATCATCTCCAAATCAAGCTACTTTAGATAAACTGAAATTAGAACTTCAAAGAATTCAAAAATTAGGAGGCTTTGATGCAGTTGTTCCGGCAGAAGGCGTTGTATTTACGTATCAAGGCAATACATACAAAATGACGGGAGCATTTGCACCGGTAAATCAAATTTTAGGAGTATTAAAATACGCACGATGATATTTATATAAAATAAAAGGAAAATTGTAATGGCGCAAAAACATAAAAGCAAGTATAAAACACCAAAAGATTTTGAAAAATCACAAAAACCAAAACCAAGAAAAGATCTTAAAGATTATACTGAAGACGATAAAAAAGGTGCATTGAATCCACGTTCTACTGGAGACAAACAACTTAATGTTTTGCGTAAAACAGATAAAGCTGTACAGGATGACGGCAAAATGTTTCCAAAATACAATGACGATGATAGATTGTATAAAGATATTGAAGAAGGCGATTACGATCCCAAAACTGCAGCAAAACGTTTAAAAAAGCGTCAAGATACAGAAGAAAAAGAAGTTAAAGATGTTTTAAAAGACAAAATAGAAAATTTAACTAGAGAACAAAAAGAACGTTTGGTTAGAGAGTACGTAAGAAGAAAAATTCAAAAAGTACTTTTCGAACAAAAAGCCACGGCTCCAGAAGAAGAGCCAGCAGCACCAGAAACGCCGCCGGCAGACGCCGCAGCGCCAGCCCCGGAAACTCCGCCAGCTGATGCCGCAACCCCATCACCGGAAACACCACCTGCAGACGCACCGCCAGCAGATATGGGGTCAATGCCAACCGGAGGAGGTGCACCTGCCCCATCAGCACCAGCACCAACAGATGCAGCAACTCCAACTCCAGATGCAACTGCAACTCCACCTGCAGATGCTAGTGCAACACCTCCAGCAGATGCTAGTGCACCAGCACCGGCAGCACCGTCTCCAGAAGAAGAAACCGATAAATTAATACAAAAAGCTTCAGAAAGATTGTCAAAAGAAGGCGCTATTGGTAAAATTAAACTTATAAATAAAATTCTAAAAAATGCAATGCAAGAAGTTGATATAGAAGATAAAGGTAATTTTTATAAAATGCTTAGATCGTTTGCTATAAAGAAAATATCAACATTGTCAACTGAATCCGACCCGCAAGAAACTGAAGAACAAAAACCACAATCATAATAAAGTTATATGTCTAAAAAGTTACAAAACATCAAAGCCGTCAAACAATTAATCGACGGCACACACAAGTTTCAAACCAAAAAAACCGTTGGGTTTTCTGATGCGAATGAAACAGCAAAGAAAAATGAAAAACATCAAGTTGGAGAAGTTTGGGAAGAAACTGACACCAACGGAATAACTTATGTTATTGAACAAAAAGATGGATTTCGCATCAAAAAATTAAAAACTTCGGAAGTATTACAAACAGTACGAGATGAAATAAGATCATATCCCAATTGCCGTAAAGAAACGTGTACCTGCATAACCAAACATCCACTCAATGAAAAAATGAGAAAAATTCATGGAATGTGTTTTGATTGTGTTATCGAAATGGAGCATGAACTAAAAAAAGACGGTAAATACGACGAATATGAACAAAACAAAATACGAGAAAATGCATTAGCTTGGTTAGCAGACGCAGAACGAGATGTAGCATTACTGAAACAAGCTTACACTCAAGTACAAGAATTCGTAACAAATTCCGAAGGACAAAAAGAAACTTGGTCTGCAAAAATGACTACAGAAGAATTTGAAAATACTATACAAGCAGAATTTAATAAATTTAAAGAAGATTTTTTAAAAAAACTAAACGGAACAGAAAATGAAAACAATTAAAAAATAT